GCTTTCTTCTTGTCTATGTGTAACTTGCCGACAGATACCAAATCAGGCACACTCAAACCGCTTAAAGTAGAAGGATCAACCTTGTATTCATTGGAAAGAATACCTGTCAACTGCTGTTTCATGGCTTCTTCTTCCTGCTGTTGCTTCTGAAAAAGCATGTCCTGTTTAGCTCTTTCCTTTTCCTTGTTAGCTAAATCTTTACCTGCAAAGAAACCACTTACCGCTTCTGCGTATGGTTTGTATCCCATCTTTATTCTCTCCTAACTAAAAAGGTATCCGCCCAAAGTGCCTACGGCTGACCACATACTTTTTCTTTGTTCATCTTCCCTTGCCTGTTTAGCCTGATTAAGAACCTGTGCATCCCTGCTTGCATAATAACCAAGTTGTGAATTAAGGTTGCTCTGTTGTGTATAAGGAACAAGTGCGTTTGAATAACCCGTAAGCAAACCCGAAGTTCTACTTGGTATTCCCATTAAGGTATTGTACTGATTCGCCTGACTGTTCGCCTGTGAGTTCTGCCATGCTGTTATCTGACCCTGCCCTGAAGCTATCTGCCCTCGTCTTGCTTCCTCGGTCAATAACCCTGTCCGTATATTCTGGTTCTCCTGCGATTGAATACCAGGAGTTGAAGACATATAATCTGTGCCTAATCTTCTTGTAAGCGATTCCTTGTTTTGTGCGTTCCAGTCGGATATTTCCTGTTCAAGAGCCGGAGATATTGGCAGTTCACCGTTAAGAGCTTTCTGCTGTCGGTCTAAAGTCTGTTTGTATATGGCATATTCCTGCCTTTGAGCCGGATCCATGAAGGAAATCTTTTCTTCCTCTGTGGCGTTTCTCCATTCGCCTGAAGCTGAATCCTTAACTATTCCGGCTGCTTGATATATCAGCTTTGTTAAGGCATCTGACTCTGACGATTGCTTGCGGAGTATATTCAGCTGCTCCTGTTTTAATTGGTCTTCAAGGGATAAATTAGACATATTGGTTGCTCCTGTTGAAGCTGTTGCTGTTGTGTTCATGCCTGTAGCAGAGCTGTTTGTGTTTTTAGGTGCAGAAGCTAAAGTAGTGCTAATGATGGTTTCAAATGGTTGGTCTGTAACTCCTTGAACATCTTTACCCATATCAACATCATCTACAGTCACCTTGCCAGTATCATAATCTAAAGCAACCTGACTATTTGGAAATGCTGCTTGGAGTGCTTTCGAGGCTTCATCATAAGCTGCTTTTTTATCTGCAACTTTTGAATAATCAAGAGCTTCAAAGTTCTTAAAAGCTTCTAATGCGTTATCTATTGTAGCAGAAAAACTTTTCATGCTCATAACGGAAACAACTGTCTTAGCTGCTGACCATAATGCCTTAGCTGCTTTTTTACCATAATCTGATAATTCATCATAATAAGCATCTCTAGCCCTACCAACTTGGTAATTAGCACCAGCTTCAAGATTAGAAGTATCATCATATCCACTATAATCAGGCTTTCCTGAATCATCAAAACTAATACCAAACATCCCTGCTGTTCCAGAAGGGTCATTGCCAGAACCCGGAGTGTCTCCTGGACCAGATACACCTAATCCCCCTTGGTCGTTATCACTTGAAAATCCAGTACCAAACTCACCCCAACCTTGGTCTTCACCTTGGTCTTGGTCACCACTCGAACCGCCCCCATCACACAAGGCAACATCACCATCATACTCGTATGAGTCTTCTTCAATTACGTTAAAGTCATAATCAAATACTATCTTCCTATAGATTTTCATTGTTGCCTCCGAGCATCTTGTGGTGTTCCATCAGCTTTTCATCCCTGTCTATATAGTAATATTTCAAGGTCTTTACCTCAAATCCAAAGCATTTATCCTTCCAAAACCCTTCCGGTACTTGTGTTGAAGCCCATTTTAATCTCTTTATATTCGTAGTCACCACAGCATTAACTACAGGTTTAAACAAAAGCTGTGACAATCCGTTCTTTCTATGATTCTCACTTATAAAGGCATCGTGTATAAAAAGCTCCTTATGATTATACGAGCCAACAAGCTCCATAACCAAGTAACCCAAGACCTTTCTTTCATCATCAAAGACACCAAAAACCTTGAATCTCGACTTGTCATATACTGCGTTTAGCAGCCATTTCTGATACTCATCAACAGTTCCGAACATTGACTTCCAAGTAATATTGTTACCTTGCATACAGATTAACAAGGATACAATGTCTTCAGCTTTTACAATATCTTCGGTTGTCATATAACTGAAATAACCTTTTTAACTATCGCTATTAACTCCGGTATGGTTGTAGCAGAATCAATAGAATCAATAGCTTCCTGTTTTGCGTTTAACTTCGCATCCTTCTCCGCTTTCTTGTCGAGAATAACCTGTTTTTTCACATTATCAATTTTGATCTTAGCACCGTCCCATTCCCAAGCGTCCCTGAAAGACCTGTCCTTTGGAATATCCTTTTCATCCACAATCCAATAATCTGTATCTTTGGGAACACTTTTTTGTATTACATCCGCAATAGGAAACTCACCTGTCGGATTAACTATGGAAATTCCCTTGTCAGTCCTATAAATTATCTTCTCCATTATTGATCTCCAAATCCTATGAATGACATTGCTGTTGCATCTATCTCAGTCGAAATAGCCGAAGTGTTCATACAGGTAACTCTTAAAGTCCCTGCTGCCTGACCACCTGCTACAACCTGTATGTTTTCAGCTAAAGTCCCTGCTGCCTGTATTGATTCACAATTCAACGAATATGCCCAATTAACAGAAGAAAAGTCGGTTCCAATGTTTATTGTCCAATCACCTGTGCCGTTATCCGTTATATCTGTGATGTTGTGACTTGCGGCTACCGCACCCGCAGAATTAAACTTGCACCAGCATTTAGCCACGCCGGGATGATACTTCAGGGTTATAGGAGAAGGCACAAGGGTCGTACTCGCCGGAGCTTCCATTTCTGCTTGAGAAGCGTATGCTAATTCAAGGGTGGTTCGTGCAGCGGCGGCGTTGGCATCATCAAGTACAGATAAGGCAAAGTCTGTAACTGCTTTTGCGGTTATGCCTCCGGCAGAAGCCCTCGCAGGAAATGTGTTTGCGGTTAATTCGAGTTCCGCTGCCGTGTCCACACCGGAAGATAATAGAAGTTTATTCGCTGCCGTTCCAAGAGCTGCAAGACTTGTTAAGAAAGTATCTTTTAACTGTGCATACGTCTTTACGGCTTTCTGTGAAGCAAGGAGTGTGTCGCTATTAGCGGCTAAAGTCCCGTCTGTATCAATAGCCGTTCCAGAAACACCTGTATTAATCACCGGACTTGTCAAAGTCTTATTGGTTAAAGTCTTTGAAGTTGCACTTAACAATGTGTCTATCTGTGCGAGAGTTTCCTTTTTGGTTACTGCCGATTGTGTTACAACAACAGTATCCGTTGCCGCCGGTGTTACAACCGCACTAAAGTCATCTATGGTCTTATTGCTCATTTTTTATTCTCCGTTAATATGCTTTTGAACCCACAGGCATAAAGTCAATCATCATCTGTGAAACAAAGAAACTCGTATTAATCGTTTCGTTATATACCTCTACCTGTATTCTCTGCCCTATCTTGCCAAGCCTTACACTTAAATTCTGCAAGGTAAGTGATGCTGAAGCTGTAACTGAAAGCTCTACCGCAGTATCCGCCGTTATCAAATCGCCGGATTCGTTTACAACCGGATTGCTGTTTTCATCTACAAGAAAATATGCACCTACAATCTGGCTGCCATCTATCGAAACCCCTGCATTTATGGTTTCTGTTGCCTGTGGAATTATCACCAACCATAACCTGTCAAACCTCTTTGTTGTCCTGGCATTTTCTATCGGCACAAAGGGGATTGTGTAGCCGTTGTAATAATAAACCCCGTTGTCATTGAATGTGCTGCTTTCAAGCTGGAACACATATCCTGCTGTACCACCCGTATATATCTTCCAGCTTCCGACTGAAACTCTTACCAAAGCAGAACATGAAGCTAATGTTGCGGTTGAATATCTGTGTTTTGTCCAGCCTCTTTCCGGCCCAAGATCAATAAAATACACAAGACAGGTATCAACTGCGGTTTGCCCTGTTCTCACTACAAATAATTTTATTGCTCTTAATTCAGGGTCATAAATAATATGAAATTTGTTTATCTGTGATTTATCTACGTTATCGTCTATCCACTTATTGATAAAAGCCGGGCGGGTTAAAGAAGCGGCTTTGTAATCACCATAACTTTCAGCAGCTACAACAGAATAAACATCAAGGTCTTCCGTTACGGCAACAATATCATTCGGGGTTTTGCAAATAAGTCTTTCATGCGCTGCACCGCCTGTCCATTGAGCCGCTTCATAACCCCAATTAGATAAATCCGTATCGGTGTCGTTTATTACATATGCTTGCCTTTTCCCGAAGCAGAACAACCTATCCCCGTATTCAACACCGCCTACTATGCCGAAACCATCACCCGTTTCTATGTTTATCAGTTTTACTTCTGCATCTGAAAAATCAGCAGAACCGTTCTTTGAGGCATAAACTGTTTTAGGTGTTGTCGGGCAACCCAAACCCCAAAGCCTTTCAGAGTTGCCTTTGCCATGCTTAATCATTATTTTCGGGAAGTTCGTACCTGCCCAATCGGTAGGAATTAAGGCTAAATCAGAAGTAGTTCCGGCAGACCCGTCCCATGTTTGCGGAACATCTGCGCCGTTACAGACATATAGGGTATCGTTTATAACCTCAAAATTTGAGTATTTGCTTGCGGTTAAGCCTGTCTTTAATTCGGTGTTGTAATCGGTCTGTATCTTGCCATCTGCCGTTGCAGTTACTATTGATTCAGAACCATCGGTAAGCCTGAACTGATATAATCCCATGACTTGCGGAGCGGAGGCTATGACTGTGCCGTTGACAACTTCAGCACCGCCCCTTGTGCCTCTCCCGCCTTTATGAAGATTGATATTAATAACATCAACCATCTGCTTTGGAGATACAAGATCGGTATTCGGGTTTGCGTTCCAACCGCCTTCATTGCAAGGAATAACAAAAGTTTCGCCTGAATATGGCATAGTCTATATACCTGTAGTTATGTCTATTGAATATCCGCTTGTCATAATGTCAAACTTGGCTTTTCTCGGTGGATTGTTTATCGCCTTTGACCGTGAAAGAAGATTCTTGGAATAAGAAGCACTTGCCAGAACCGTTTGAGGTAAATTAACACTATTGTTTTCGGCAATCCTTATCGCAAAATTATATATGAGTGCTTCCTTGTATTCATTTGGCAAATCAACATCTGTTGTAATTGCCGCAAATTCCGTGAAGTTCTTTTCAAAATCGAAATAAGCTGTGTATGCTTCATCCGGTTCGTAATTAAACTGAATTAACCCAAGTGGATATTCAGGGATATAATATACTTTGGTCGGTCTTCCTTCAGAGGTCTTTAATGTTATGGCATTATACTCATCAGCACCGAAAGATTCTACCGGATAATCGTACCCATCAGAATTACGAAGGAAACAGTTCTTAATACTGATTGCCCTGGCGGTTGCAATGTCTCCACCTGAACCTATGGAATATTGAGAAGTACCTATTGTTAATGCAAGGCTTTCAGAAACCAGATACGGGAATAAATCCTCAAGACCCCAAAGGCTAATCATGTTGTTCAGATCGGCAAGAAGATCGGCATACTCATTAGAATCTAAAGAAAGAATCCCACATTTCCTCGCC